ACATTTTGAGCTGCCGAGCTTTTACATGAATGCTATGGTACAGATGCCCGATCACGGTGAGCTAAAAGCTGATCACTTTAAGCATCAAGAGTATGTGTTTTCAGGACACTTTCACAAGCGGCAAAAACAAGGACATGTACATTACTTAGGTAATGCATTTCCGCATAATTATGCAGATGCTGGCGATGATGCACGTGGTATGATGATCCTTGACAAAGAAAACAATGCTGAGCCGTTGTATATTAATTGGGATGATTGTCCAAAGTATAGAAATACAACACTAAGCAAATTATTAGATCCAACAAGTGGATTAATTAAACCTAAAATGCATCTACGTGTTACACTAGATATTCCTATTAGTTTTGAAGAAGCAGGACTTATTAAAGAAACATATATAAGAGATCACGGATGTAGAGAAATAACCTTAATCAGTCAAAGACAAACTGAAGAAATGAATACAGATTTAGACATTAGTCAAATGGCAAGTGTAGATCAAATTGTATCAAGTGAAATAAGCGAATTAGACACAGAACAGTTTAGCAAAAAAATGCTGCTGGATATTTACAACGGTTTAGAATGATAAAAATTAAAGACTTAACAGTTAAAAACTTTATGAGTGTAGGTAATGTAAGTCAAGGTGTTGACTTTGACCAACAAAGCCTTACACTCGTGCTTGGCGAAAACTTAGATCAAGGAGGTGACGATTCGGGTTCCCGTAACGGTACAGGTAAAACAACAATCATTAATGCATTGTCATACGCTTTGTACGGCCAGGCACTGACCAACATTAAGAAAAACAACCTTATTAACAAAACTAATAGTAAGGGAATGTTGGTCACGCTATCCTTTGACAAAAACAATACAGAGTACAGGATCGAACGTGGACGTTCTCCTAATATTCTTAAGTTTTATGTCAATAATACTGAACAAGAAGCAGAAGATGAATCACAAGGTGATAGTCGCAAAACGCAAGAAGCTATTTCAGAACTATTAGGTATGAGTCACGATATGTTTAAGCATATTGTTGCACTTAATACATATTCTGAACCATTCTTAAGTATGCGAGCTAATGATCAACGTGCAATTATCGAACAATTGTTAGGTATTACAATTTTAAGTGAAAAAGCAGAGTCACTTAAAGAACAAGTAAAGGTTACTAAGCAAGCAATTACAGAAGAAACATTTAAAATACAAGCAATCGAAAGTGCTAATCAAAAAATACAAACTACAATTGATAGTTTAGGTAAAAATCAACGTGCATGGGTTGCAAAACGCAGTTCTGACGAAGAAAAACTTAAATCTGCAATCGAAGAATTAGAAAAATTAGACATCGAAGCTGAATTAGATGCACACGAAAAATTATCAAACTGGACAGAGCATAATAATTCTATTTTGGCTCTTAGAAAAGAATTAAGCACACTAGAGCCTGCACTAATACGTGCTGACAAGAGTGTAGAAAAAGCAAAAAAAGATATTGAAGAATTAGAAGATGCAATGTGTTATACATGTGGTCAAGAACTACATGCAGATAAAAAAGCTGAGATTGCAGAGCGTAAATCTAAAGAATTAGAAGATGCATTAGCGTATCAAAAAGAAATTACTAACAAAGTAACAGATGTTGCTGTTGATTTAGATATAATCGGTGATATCAATGGTAAACCGACTACCTTTTACGATGCTGCTAAAGAAGCATACGAACATAGAAGCAATGTTGAGAACTTACAAAATGCATTAGTAAACAAACAAGCAGAAATTGATCCGTATGAAGTACAAATTAACGAACTAAAAAGTACTGCACTACAAGATCTTGACTGGAGCATTATAAACGATCTTACAGAGTTTAAAGAACATCAAGAGTTCTTACAAAAGCTACTTACAAATAAAGATTCGTTTATACGTAAGAAAATTATCGATCAGAATCTAGCATATCTTAACAATAGATTAACATATTATTTAGATACACTCGGATTACCACATCAGGTACAATTCCAAAACGATTTAAATGTTGAAATTACACAACTAGGACAAGATTTAGACTTTGACAACTTATCAAGAGGCGAACGAAACAGACTTATACTAGGTTTATCGTTTGCATTTCGTGATGTTTGGGAAAGCCTATATCAAAACATTAATTTGTTGTTTATTGATGAGCTTATTGATTCAGGAATGGACAGTGCAGGCGTTGAAAACTCAATAGGCGTACTTAAAAAGATGACTAGAGAACGTAACAAGAACATCTTCCTCATATCTCACAAAGATGAGCTAGTTGGCAGGGTAAACAATGTATTAAAAGTTGTTAAAGAAAACGGCTTTACGTCATATGCAAACGATTTGGAAATAGTAGAATGAAAATTAAACTCGGAGTTAGAGGTAGTAAACTTGCATTAGCATATGCAGACATTGTTAAACGTAAAATTAACTCTGTAGGCGACTATAACGTTGAAGTTGTAGTAATTAAAACAGATGGTGACATATATGCCAAAAAGAACATTGCTGAAATCGGTGGTAAAGGTGTATTTGTTACTAAAATTGAACAACAATTATTAGACGGCAACATTGATATTGCTGTACATAGTTTTAAAGACCTTCCCAAGGATCTACACGACGATACAGACATATTTGCTGTTATGAAACGTCACGATCCACGTGATGCTGTTATCGGAAACTTAGTTGATGGTTGTAAAATAGGCACAAGTAGTCCTAGACGTAAATTACAACTTGCAAAAATGTTTCCCAACAGTGAAATACTTCCAATACGAGGTAATATTGACACAAGAATACAAAAAGTTCGCGACAATGAGTACGATGCTACAATTTTAGCAATGGCAGGACTTGATACAATGAACTTAGGTCACGAAATAAACAAAATTATGGCAATAAATGAACTAGTACCAGCTGTTGGGCAAGGTGTTATTGCTGTACAAACTAAAAAAGACGCAGAAATTAACTTTTTAATGGAGCAAATTAATCATTTAGAAACATATCAATGTGCAATGGCTGAAAGAGCAATGTTAAAAGTTATTGACGGCGATTGTGATACTGCAATCGGATCTATTACAAATGTATGTGGTACTTTGTTAACTATTAGTGCATGGAATTATGAAAATAATACATCATGCCGAGTAGAAGGCTTGTTATCCAACTACAATGAATTAGGTTTAGAAGCAGGATCCGCTATAAAATGAACGAAGACAAATTTCACGAAGATTTAGTACAAGCATATCTGCAATACTTTGCAGCAAACGAGTGGTGGGAACGGAAAAACTCCGTTCGTGCATATTCAGCAGTACAGAAGGCACTTAGAGATATCAGATCAATAGCAAAAGAACGAAATACTGAAATTAGGCTTAACCAAAAGGACTATAAAACCAAATTTAAAGGCAAACTATACAAAGATCGATAAACATTGTATGAATTGGACATATAATGGTAACGAAGTTACAGAAATACCACAAGAGTACGAAGGCTTTGTTTACATTATTACTAATTTAACAGATGATCGCAAATACATAGGCAAAAAACTAGCAAAATTTAAAACTACTAAGCCACCCTTAAAAGGCAAAAAGAATAAAAGACGCGGAACAAAAGAATCAGACTGGAAAGACTATTGGGGATCCAGTGACAGGCTAAATGCAGACGTAGAAAAATTAGGCAAAGACAAGTTCACAAGAGAAATACTATATTTTTGTAAAAGCAGAGGCGAAATGTCTTACTTAGAGGCAAGAGAACAGTTTAGCAGGCGAGTATTAGAGACGGACGAGTATTATAACGGTATAATAAACGTGCGTGTAGGCGGATCAAACATCCTTAGAGAAAATTTAAAGGCACATCAGGACACTATTTAAAAGCCAAAATCCAGCCGAGGTAATGCTCGTCGCCGGTGGAGTGGTAAAGTCCAACAGGCTGTATGCTACGAAAACCCCTTAGCACTAGGAACGAAGCGGGGGATATTACGGTGTAGCGTATATTTTAAGAATATACGGTATAGCGTAAGATGTCGACGTAGGTTGGGAGAGGTCAGAGCCCAGTAGCAAAGTCAAATACCTATTTCCAATGTCTCGGCTATGATACTCACATGAAGATATCTTCGAGGACGACGGGACCCTGCGAGGTTCCGTCT